ATGGGTGCAACATTCATTTTAAGAACTGACAAAAGCGAAGGATATGCAACCTTATACGCTCGCATACAAAACAGGGTTCCAAAGATTAACATTCGAGTATCTACCGGATTAGAGGTTGATATAAAAGAGTGGAACAAATCTTTAACGGGAGCCAAAGCTCTAACAGCTTTCAGAACAGGCAAAGGAAAAGAGCTTTACCTTAAACTAGATGCTATTTCATCAACGATTGACGCACTAATAAAAAATGGTGTAGCCATAACTTCCGACATGGCTAAAGAACGCATACATGAGATAGTATACGCCGAGCAAATAGCAGCCGAAAAAGAACGAGCAGAAGCCGAAGCTAAAGCTTTGGAAGAAGAACAGGCTACCAACTTCAACGACTTCATAGCACAATTCATTCACGAATGCGAAACAGGAAAACGGAAAAAGAAAGGAGGAACCACAAATATATCTCCCGGAACAATCAAAAGCTACAAAGGCTTTCAATCCCAGTTTAAAGCGTATCAAGAAACAAGGCTAAAGGTTATTGACTTTGAGGACTTGACAATAGAGTTTTATAATGACTTTCGATCATTCCTCACAGATAAGGAATATTCCCCTAATACTATTGCCCGGATGGTGAAGATATGCAAAACAATCTGTTATGCAGCCGAACAGCTTAAACTAATGGATGCGGCAAATGTCCGGTTTGGTTTTGATGTGATCTATAAAGATGTTGATAATGTCTATTTGACTGAAGAACGAATACAGGAACTTTATGAGTACGATTTATCCAATCGTCCGGCATGGGAAAAGATAAAAGATGTGTTTGTAGTCGGCTGTCTGACTGGGCAACGAGTAAGTGATTATAAGCGCATCAATTCAAAAATGATAGTTACCCTTACCGATGGTAATAAGTACATCAAGCTTAAGCAGGAAAAGACCGGAAATATAGTTTATATTCCTCTTGATTATCGTGTTGCAACTATCCTTGACAAATATAACGGTGCACTTCCCAAAGTCTACGACCAAAAGATAAACGACCACATCAAAGAGATTGGCGAGGCTTTAGGCTGGACGGAAATAGTAGAGTTGGACGAACAACGGGGAGCAATGGAGTACACAGCAAAGAAACGTTTCTGTGACCTTCTTAAAACTCACACCTGCCGTAGAAGCTTGGCAACTAATATGTATAAAGCCGGTGCCTCATTAAGTTCTATTATGGCCATAACCGGACACAGCAGCGAGCAACAGCTAAAGACATATCTCAAACTGAATGAATCAGAAAAGAGTATGATAGCGGCTAAAGAGAATTATTTCACGAAATTAAGAATAGCAAAGTAAGATTATATGGAAAATATTAGTACTATCTCAATAGAACTAGGCATACGAAGAATGAAGAACGCCGGAAATAAAGCAAGATGTTTTGAATCATTGGATAAAACGTTTAGCGATATTGCACACAAAAGAGACATACCTACCCAAATTAGTGAGGAAATTATCAACTTCATCGAGACAACAAACGATAATACATTGAAATTACCCCCCCAAAAAATTGCATGGGTTAAAGAATGGGCACAAATTAAGACAGAAGAACGTTTACCGTTCGTAGATCTTAGTTTAAGAGAAGCTATTCAAAGACATATAAATAGAAGCCTTGAACTAAATGATGGAGTAATATCTACATCTAAGACTAATGCAAATATTAATTTCAAGAAAGAACTCATAACTGCTATCTATAACAAATGTAATGGCATGCAATGGGAAAGCATCACAATAGACAACTTTATAGATCTGCTTTCTAGTAATGGCAAAAACCAATCATTAATTATAAAGAAAAACGAAACCAATAGAACAAAATGCGTATTTAGTAAAATAGCAAACTGCATTGAAAATAAAGATACTCGCAAAACATGGATTGAAGATATAAAAAACAACATTTTTGAGGGTGTAGATTTTACGAAAGCATCGCTGCAAACAAACAAATATAGTGCTGGATATAGCGAAACAGACATGAAATTTAAACCATTTTTAGACAGCCTGTAAAATCCCCACAATACTCCTCAATAAACAATTTCGTAACGCATTGATATCCAACAATATCTTTGCGTTATTTTATTATTGTGCCACAATATCCACAATATTTCCACGATATAACTTTGTAGTTGAAGATAAGGACGTGCACAGCCTACCTTCATAACAGATAAAAACAAAGTTATGAAAGAATTAAATTCAACCCAACAAGCTATTATCATGAGCTTCTTTGCCCCATTCGTGGATGTGATCGTAGACAGAGTATCTGAAAGGGTATTGTCTATAACTGCCAAGAAAGAACCAAAGTTCTACACTCGAAAAGAAGCCGCTGAAATCCTTCATGTCACCTTACCAACATTGGCGAGAATAACAAAAGACGGACTTCTTATCTCCAAACGTGTAGGTAGTAGAATCCTGTATGAAGCGGATGCTATTGATGAGGCAGTAAAAAAACAGGTCGTATTCAAATATCGGAGGGCATGACTATGAAAGAAAAGAAAAAGGCAGCCTCAACGACTGCCAATCTCCTCAACAACAGGAGCAAAGATAACAAATCATCTCGAATCAAACAACAGATTCGCAAACTATTCTTAGATGGTGGCAAGTACACTAGTAAAGACTTAAACACTCTTACTGGCGGAAACGATAGCCGGAAAGTCATATCCGACCTTAGAAAAGAAGGCTGGAACATTAAAGACGTTCGTCTGGACGATAGAAGAAAACTATACTGGTTAGAACTGGACAAACGGCAAATGTCTATTGATTGGGAAGGAGGTAATAATGAGTAAACAGGAAGAGTGGATTTCAATCATATATTACAAGAGATGGGCGGAGATGTTGATGAAAATGCCAGCAGAATTACGGCACAAAATCCACGATGCAGTAGATGAATATATCGTAAATCGTGCTTTACCCACAGATGAACAGATTCTTTTCTCTACTTTTTTCTCCATAAAAGAGCAAATAGATTATGATAAAGAAATATACAATTCTAAGGTAGTCAGAAGAAATAGAGAAAACGGGAGACTAGGAGGGAGACCAAAGAAAAACCCAAATAACCCACAAAACCCAGTGGGTTTACAAGAACCCCAAAAAGCCGATACTGTTACTGATACTGTTACTGTATCTACTGAAGTAGATATTAAAGAAAATACTATCGTATCAAAGAAAGACGATCTTTCTTTATCATCTCCATCCGAAGCATTTATAAAATTCAATCAATGGCTAGATGAACACTGTCCTTTCGTACTGAAGGTAAAAACACAAATGACAGAGCCGGAATATCAAAAGCTTCTTGCCAAATACACCAAGAAAGAAATTAGCGATGTTCTTGAAAGCCTGAACAACTGGAAAGACTTCCCTAAGAAACGAACTAATGTATATCGCAGCACATTAGACGAATTGAAGAAGAAATTCGGAGAACGATAATTTTAAACTGTTACAATCATGGCAAAGACAGAGAAAATTTTGATAGACAATATATGCCCGCTGCATGATTTGGAATGTGAGAAAGCAGTGCTAGGCACATTAACCAGTCCTGTATTATCCAATGGGGAGATACCGGATAATCTGACGGAAGATTGTTTCTTTGACGAATTTAACCGCAACATATTCCGGGCTATTCATGCAATTATATCCCGTGGAGATCATCCCGAACCAATCGCAATAAAAGGATGCCTTGATAAAATGGGAGTATCTTTCAATGTGGCTGAATTATTAAAACGACTGGATGGCATGACGCTTGATTTCAATCAATACGTAAACCGCTTGTTTGATTTGAGTGTACACCGCAAATTCAGGGAGATAGGTTTGTATCTACTGAAACATTCCGCCTCGGAAGAGGAAGATATTGAACAGGTGCAGACAAAAGCCGTCGAATCTTTATCCGGTATGTTCCGGCAATCTTCGGACAACATATACACGCTAAAGGATGGTTTGACGGGAGTACACCAACAAGTGAACCGTAATCTTTCCGGCCAGACAGCATTAACCGGAACGCCTACCGGGTTCGATCAGTTTGATAGAAGGTCAGGAGGATTGCAAAAATCCGATTTGATAATCATTGCGGCAGAGCAAAGTATGGGTAAAACATCACTGTTAATGTCTATTTTACGGTTTGCGGCACTTTCAGGTACAAAGAGCATAATCTATTCAATGGAAATGAGAAAAGAGCAAATTGCGTCCCGTTTGGCTTCTATTGAAAGCGGAGTACCGGCAAATCTAATCATGTACTCCCAGTTAACAAGCTCCCAGTTACAAAGCTTTGATAAAGGGTTAGCCAGGTTACTTCATCTTCCGATATATTTCGATGATAACAGTACTAGCAATATAGAGAGTATAATAAACTCTATCCGGTACATGAAACGGAAGTATGACATAGACGGGGCAGCCGTTGACTACCTTCAGATTCTCAATGTAAACATGAAAGGGGCGAATAAGGAGCAACAAATGGGAGACGTGGCAAGGCGTTTGAAGAATCTTGCTAAAGAGCTTGACATTTGGATTATCGCATTATCGCAACTCAACAGAGACAAAGATAACCCGGTTCCCTCTATAGCCCGGTTACGTGATAGCGGACAAATAGCAGAAGCCGCAGATGTAGTTATGTTGATTTATCGTCCGGAGGTGAAAGGCAAACCATATCCGGGAGAGTTTTCCAATGTAGAAACAAAAGGTACGGCAATGATAGATATTGCCAAAGGGCGAAACATTGGGATAATGAAGTTCATTTGCAAGTTCGATGCTCCGACTACTCACTTTTATGACTTACAGGATATACCTATTTCGGCAAATGTTGAACCTGATCCCTTCTAGCTATGGAAATAGAAACAATCTACGGGCAAGTGATAGCGAAAGCAAACAACTATCAAGCCGTGCCGGGCAAAGACGGCCAGAAACGGATTATCAAAAATGACCGGATCAGGGAGTATGAGAAATCCTTCTGCCTACAATGCAAGAAATATCGAGGAAAGCGCATTTCCGGTCGTTTCAAGCTATTTATCCGTGTTTGGCATGGAAATATTCGCTTCGATTTGGATAATGCTCTAAAAACGATCCTTGATTGCTTGCAAATGGTGGAGGCTATTACAAACGACAGCCTATGTTTTGAGATTCATGCGGAGAAACGGATAGACCGACGGAATCCGAGAGTAGAGTTTGGTATGGAAGAGATAAACGAGCAAAAAAATATATTCAGCCAAAATAAAGCGAGCGAAAACCACTTTCACCTGTCAGATGAGTAAGAGTACCAAAAAGAATAGATTATCATTTTCGTTCACCTTAAAATGAGCGAGAGCAACATTTAAAAGTTATGGAAGCAATTAAAGAATTAGAAAAAGAGTTCATTAAGAACAAAGAGCGATTTGTCCAAATCGGATATAATCCCAAAACTGAAGTTTACTTATACAAGCGTATATTTCCAGGAGGAGCAATCGTTTATGAAGTGTTCAAACGCAAGATAAATAAACGGTTTAACTGTGTTAGCTATCCCGGTAACAATGCCTTTGGTTTTTGGGCTTTGACATTCCCAAAAGATGAGCAAGCGAGATATTATTTAGATAATGGGTTTATAAAACCTTCGTAGGCTAATTTTAAAAAGAACTATTCAAGTAAACGCCCATCAAACGAGGGAAAGTATTACCGGATAGGTGTTTGTCTAATCGTTGCAAAAGAATTAGATAACAAATATTTTATTAACCAATTTAATTTTTAATGTTATGAAGCAAAAAACATTTTTCGGAGTTAGAAAAGACAGTGAAAAACATCTTTATGTAAGAAGAGGTGATAATAACGAGATCCTTATCACTAAAACAGTAAACGGGGAAGCCGTAACGGAAGAGAACACCGTACACCTAAATGCGGAAGAAGCCCGTAAACTGGGGATTCAGTTGCTAAAATTTGGTAATGAAGAGCTGCCAAAATCCGGGATAGACCTTAAAGTGGAATCTTTCGTAGACAAAATTACGGTGTACAGAGGAATAAACCCGGACGAAACACCGGCCAATCTCGCAGTTATCACCATTGATGAAAGCGATGAGGCCAGAGAAGTAAGGGAAGATAGCGGAGAGGAGCCCGGCTTTTCCATTGAAGGGGAAGAACTAGAAAAACTCATTTCCGCACTGGCAAAGATTGTATAATTACTAGCAAATTCAAGACCAAGCAATGGACATTAAGAATTATAAAGTAGAAGATGTTGGCATAGGATTAGGGCTTTGTACCGACAAAGATTTTATTCCTGTTTCATACGCTGAAGGAGAAGAGCTAGCTAAACATATACGTCGTACCATCCCGCTAAAGACTAAGACAATTATGTATGAACACCCGGATGCGGGATTGATTGAGATTCTCCGGGAAGATGCTATAAAGATGCTAGAAACATTAGAAAGTGGTTCCTAAGAGTTAAACCCCAACCGGGTAGGTCTGCTTCGGATGATCTACCCGGAATAAATAAAAATATGATTATGACAGAAAAAGATTTATTGAACAACAAAGAAGCCATGAAATTAGCTTTGGCTTTTGACAAGATAGCTAAAGAGTATAAAACAACTATTCAAAAAGTTGTAGCAGAAGGTAAGCGGGTAACTGAATTGATACAGAAAAACCGTATAGACACTATTTCAACGTTATCAATGATCGAGAATTTGATAAACGAACATGAACCAGATTCCGAAAAACGTAAAAAGATGCTTTCACTCCTGGATAATCTGAATATCAAAGGAGATAGCAAAACTTTCCCGGCTCTTCTTATGGCACTGTTTTTTGCAAGTAACGGAGTATTAACCGAAGATTCCAAATAATTATGAATAACGAAAAGGAACAGATACTGAAGATCACGGTAAAATATGACGATGCAATAAGAAACATCGCCAAATACCGTACATCCATAGAGAATTTGAAGAAAGAAGAGGCTGAATACAAAAAAGCCTTGAAGGACAAGAAAATATCACAGGAGGAGTACAATGCCAAGATTGTAGAAACGGAAAAGAAGATGCTGGAAGCCAGGGACGTGATCCAAACACTTACAAAAGAGGTACGAAACCAAATCAAGATTGAGAAGCAACAAACAGGAAGCTTAAAACAACTTCGTGCTCAGTTGTCAAATCTTACAGCCGAGTACGATAGTCTTTCCGAAGTTGAAAGAAAGGCAGGCAGAGGGCAAGAACTTAAGAATAAAATCAACGGCATTACCGATTCACTCAAAGAAGCGGAAGGAGAGACTAAACGTTTCTACCGTAATGTTGGAAATTACGAAGAAGCCATAAAAAATGCTCTGGGGATGAATAACTCTTTTGCTGATTCCCTGCTGCGTATGGCAGACAATGCCAAAAGCGGTTCCGGTCTTTTCTCCAATCTAAAAACGGAAGCTTCCGCTTTCGGGAATACCCTAACTTCCCTTTTAAAGAATAAAGTATTTTTAGGTATCGCAGGGATAGCGGGTGCTGGCGTCGTTTTTAAATGGTGGTATGATTATAATAAAGGTTTGGTTGAGGCTACAAAGTTAACAAGGCAATTCACAGATAAATCAGGGGATGATTTGAAGGCTTATCGAAGCGAAGTGCAAGCTCTGGCAGACTATTACGGGAAAGACTTTAAAGAAGTGCTTATTTCCGCTAATACAGTATCAAAGCAATTTGGTATCACTTCCGAGAAGGCTTTGCAAATAATAAAGGACGGATTCATAGCCGGAGCAGATGCGAATGGCGAATTTCTGGATAGCCTGAAGGAATATCCGGCATATTTCAAAGAAGCCGGAATATCTGCCGACCAGTTTGTAGCCATCATTGCAGAAACCAACAAACAGGGCATATTCTCCGACAAAGGTATAGATACAATTAAAGAAGCAAACATACGGCTTCGGGAAATGACGGATTCCACCGCAGCAGCACTAGAGGGGATCGGACTAAATTCGAAGAAAATACAAAAGGAGTTGCAAAGCGAGTCTATTACTACTTTTGAGGTTATGCAACTTGTTTCTGAAAAATTGAATGAGCTTCCGGAAAGCTCCGCAGCTGTTGGTACTGCCATTGCTGATATATTTGGCGGACCGGGAGAAGATGCAGGCTTGAAATATATTAGGACATTAAAGGATATTTCTACGAACTTGGACGAAGTGAAGAACAAAGCCGGAGAACTGGGAAGGACCGAAGAAGATTTAATTAATTCTCAAACCGAATTAACGAAAGAGATTGCCTTGTTGTTTGATACTACCGGAGGTTCATTTGAGAAAATGACCTCCAAAGTGAAACTGTTTGTCAATTCCGTTCTCTCTGAGTTAATAAAAACGGTAAGAGAGCTGTTTGACACCGTAGAAGATATATCCAACCGAGAAGAAGCAGCAGCGAAACAACTCGGGCAGTCTGCAGGTGTAGAGAAAGTGAAGGCCGCTTACGGAGACATAGAGAAAGTCCGGAAAGAATACATCAAGCAGGGAATGTCCGATAATGAAGCTTTGGAAAAGGCAAAACAGGAGCGATTAAAAATCCTCAACCTAACATTGCAACAAGAAGAGGAATATTATCGAGAAACTGTAGACTTAAATAATAAATATAGCAAAGAGTTGAATGAAGCCTCATTCTGGAAACAGGGATTGGGATTAGACCGCACCAATAGCCAAATAAACCAGGACATAAAAAAATCTTGGGCTGAACGCATGAACCAGTTGGCGACCGTTGAGTCCTTGAAGAAACAGATAGAGGGCATTACAAATTATACCCCTGTTACGGACAAAAGTACATTTCCTGCTAACGGTGGAAAGAAATCCGGTTTGGAAATTAACGCCAAGAAAAAGGAAATTGAAGAAATACGGAAGATGGAAGATGAGTTACTAAAACTTGTAAAGGATAGCCGGAAAAAACAAAGCGAAGTAATAGAACATCAATATGACAGACAGATAAAAGACCTACAAGCCCGTCTTACCACAGAAAAGGATTTGACGCCCAAAACACAAGAAGCCATAAACAAGCAAATATATGCTTTGGAAGAACAAAAAAAGATGGCATTGCAAAAGTTGTCGGATGAAGAACTGCAAAAGGAAATTGCCAATAGACAGAAGCTCATAGAGCTACAACTTGAATCAGTTAAAAAAGGTTCTGACAAAGAACTGGAGCTGAAACTGGAACAGTTAAAAATTCAACGCCAAGCGGATTTGTCAGACACCGAGCTGACGGAAGAAATGAAACTGGCGATAATAGACAAATACAAAAAGAAAGAAGCTGAACTTGTTGATGCCGCCAATAAACAAATATGGGATAAACAAAAGAAAGCCCTAGAAGACAGAGCTAAAGCGGAGTTGGATTTATTGGAATCCCAAAACAACATTAAACTGCAAAAATTGGCAAATGAAGGAGCCTCCGAATCACAATTGAAACAAGCGCAATATGCCTATGAGATTCAGGAATTACAAACTTCTTTAGCACAAGAGAACGAAGTTCTCGACAATATGAGGCAACAGGAGGACGAAACCGACGAAGAGTATGACCGAAGAAAAGTCGAGCAAAAACAAAAAATTGCAGAGATTGAAGTACAGATAGAAACTGCCAAAATTAACAGCATGAAGTTGCTATACAATGATTTAACAAGTGCCATTGATGCTTTGGGAGAGGTGAACGAAGGATTTGCCAAGTTGTCGAAAGTTCTTGCCTTGGGAGAAATTGCGGTAAATACAGGTAAGGCTCTTGCAGCGGGTATCGCACAGGCGCAATCGGTTCCATTCCCTGGTAACATTGCGGCTATAGCGACAACTGTCACTACAATTATGGCAAATATTGCAACCGCCATTAAAACCGTAAAGTCCGCCAAGTTTGCAACCGGTGGTTTAGTTACCGGTCCGGGAACCGGAACGAGCGATAGCATCCCGGCGCAACTAAGTAATGGTGAATCAGTAATGACGGCAAGAGCTACAGAATTGTTTGCTCCGATCCTTTCCTCGTTTAACCAAATAGGTGGTGGAGTACCGATAAATATCACAGCGTCAAGTAACCAGACCATGGGAGAGGATATGCTTGCTAGGGCAGTTGCAAAAGGAGTCCAGATGATGCCTAATCCGGTGGTTTCCGTTACCGAGATAAACACAGTTGGAAAACGAGTTGAAGTACTTGAAAATTTAGGGAGCTTATAATATATTAATTAAAAACTATTGAAGATATGGCAAAATTTAATGAAGAGATAATCCAAAAGTGCGTTGACTGGATATGTGAAAACGGACTTATAGATTATGGTGGTGCAAAGCTTATTGACTTTTGTAATGTAATGGGAATCGGAAAGAGTACCTATTACCGGTGGATGGAAAATGAAACTTTCGGAACTGCTATAAAAAAGGCGAAAGAAGATTTCAAAAACGGGTTAGAGCACAATGTTGTTTCTTCCCTTGCAAGGTCTGCTATCGGGTATGAATACGAGGAAGTAAGGACAGAATACCAAGATGTAAACGGTAAGCCGCAAATCAAGAGACAGATAAAAACAAAGAAGAATGTTGAGCCTAATGTGGGAGCCGGAATATTCCTTCTCACAAACCTTGCTCCTGACAGATGGAAGAACAAACAGAACACCGAGCATTCCGGAGAAGTCTCTACCGGATTGACCGTTGTAGTCAAGAATCAGGAAGAAGCGGATTTAATCAAACAATTAAAAGAACATTAGTTATGTCTGCACCTAAAGGAAACCAATTTTGGAAGTTGAGAAACAGGCATGGGAGAAGCAAGCGTTTTGCTTCTCCTAAACAGTTGTGGGAAGCAGCCTGTAAGTATTTTGACCATTGCGACAGGACTCCATGGAAAGCAATCAAGAATAAAACGAAAGGAGAAATAAAGGAAAAGGAAGAAAGCCCTACACAACATCCTTACTCTCTAACCGGCTTAATGGCTTATTTAGATGTTAGTAAGTCCTTTTGGAACGATTTTAAAAAAGGTAGTCATGAAGATTTTTCCGTAGTCATTACACGCATAGAGAATGTCATCAGGACACAACAATTAGAAGGTGCTATTGTTGGTGCGTTTAATCCCAATATAGTTTCTCGGATTATAGGTCTTTCTGATAAACAAAAGGTAACACATACCATCAACAGTAAAGAGTTTAAAGGCTTTGATTTCTTACCTTATACCCCAAAAGCAGATGAAAGTATATGAAGTTTTAGCATCAAGCCGCTTTCTACTCGCTACAATGAACAGAAACGGAGTGAGCGCAGATGATATAATGTATCTTGATATGTTCTATGAGTATAGAGATATGCTTGCAGAAGGACGAAAAGAAACCGAGATTCGGGACTTTCTTTCAAATAAGTATAAGTTATCAGCCTCAACAATTAAAAGGGTCATGAAACGTCTGAATGATGAATATAGATTATAATTTTCAGTGACTAAGTATAAACAAAAGCCCCGAACCAATCAAGGAACGGGGTATGTTTAATACATATTTACAATTATTTTGTCGGAAATCAAAGCTGATTTTCCCGTTGCAAAACAAGTTCTTTCACTTCTGGATATAAACCCAATAATTTTTTATCCATTTTATCTATGAACTCATATACTTCCAGAAAATAAATCAAAGCATTTTTCTTTGCAAATTGCTCTTGAGCCAATAAATATAAAAATGGAACTTTGGAGACATCTACAATTTCTTCTTTTATTTTTGTTGGCTCATTCAAGCTACCAGAGTATATAACAGTAGAAGATTCTTTAAATAGTTTTGAATAAGAAGCATGAGAAAAGGTATTTCGGTATATATTTTTTAGCTTTATAAATCTTTCAGCTTCATCTTTGGTTATCAAACCTTTACTTTTACACTTCTTAATATTAGGTTCAATATCCCTATTATCATAGTCCTCAACTTCTTGTCTGAATGTTTCATCTATCCTCTCAGAATCATTAAATCGTCTACCCTGTGAATCCCATGTTATCAATGTTTGTTTCAAACTATTCTCAAATAGGTGATTTGTTAGAGTTATAGCAGCTTGTGCATTACCAATTATCAGACAATCACATATTTCTGATATTATAGATTTGAGTCCATTTAATACATTCAGTTTACCATATTTGATAAATATGAGGGGTCTTGTATAATCATTGACTACAATCCTATTTCTTAGTTCTTCCAAATATTCAGTTGCTTTTGCATCTGAAAATCCTTTGACTGAATACTTAAGATTGATATTCTTATTCATATTTGATTTGCTTTTACATTGACGTCCTTTCCACAATAAAGAACAAAATGGATTACTAACCTCTTCATTATTCTGGTTCGTAACCCTCATAATAATAAGATTGCGTAATGCCTTTAAATATAACTTCTCTATCATCTACCTGGTTGGTTAATCCTTGATGTAACAAAGTCCGCAGTTCCAGGTCATTAATTGGACTTCTTTCCATTGCTTGTAGATAGAGAAACTTATCCACGTTCTGCCAATCAACCACCATGCCAAGACGTTTCTTTAGAATCATATCAAGCCAAATACGCATAGTACGTCCGTTCCCTTCCATAAATGGGTGAGCGATGTTCATCTCCACATATTTAGCTATAATTTCCTCAAATGTCGTTTCCGGCATCTTTTCTATTACCGGGAGCATCACATCAAGATACATACAGTTAGCAAAACGAAAGTTTCCCTTTGCTATATTCAACGTGCGCACCTGTCCGGCAAACTTATATAACCCGTCGAACAAATAACGGTGTATGTCACGTAGTCCTTTTACGGTTCCTACCTCGATACGGTCTATATCTCCAGTCTCAAACAAAGCATGAGCTTTTACAAGGCTCAACTTATCTATTTCATTTGTATTCATATTCTATTGCATTATGGATAAATATCTTTGTAAAGAGGCTATTTCTGCCTCAACAACAAGCTTTTGAAAGGCTTCCGATTTATTCTCTGTATGAGATTCTTCCAGTGCTTTATAGTAGCTTATTTTATCCTCATTGCTACCTTTTAAAGTAACCAGTGTATACCCATTCCGTAAAAGATAAAGGTTCATCAATAAACGTGACGTTCGCCCGTTTCCATCAATAAATGGATGAATACGTACAAGTTCATCATGGAGATATGCGGCTATAAGTACCGGATGTACTTTTTCTTCTTCCATCTGCCGGAACTTTATCATAAAATCCTCCATTTGCTTCTGTATTAAATAAGGTTGTGGCGGCATGTGGGTACTACCGGAAATCATAACGGGAACGGTACGGTATTTCCCGGCATTTTCACGGTCTATTCCATGTAAGATAAGAGCGTGTATTTCTTTGATAGTACGTTCACTTATCTCTATATCCTTCTTCGCTATATCTTTGATATAATCAATAGCCTCGCTATGATTGATAGCCTCCAGATGTTCACGCATAGACTTGCCGGATATGGTAACGCCTTCATTTACTACTAAAGCGGTTTCCTGTAATGTAAGGGTATTGCCTTCGATTCGGTTACTTTCGTAAGTATATTCTATATCTAAGGCATCCTGTATCTTTTGCAGCGCATCTTCCGGTAATGGACGTAAAGCGGATAACTCTCCTTTGAGTGTATCGGCTTTATCTAATAACAGTTTTAAATCTTCATTCATGACTATTCTACTTTGATACTATAAAACAATTTCTCCGCTTTCTATTCTATCCAGTAACCGAGACAAATCCGGCACACTATTTATATTGTAATTGGTATCTCTTATGCGGATCACTCCAATAATACCACCAGAAGAAGGCGCAAACAACTCTGCTATATCAACTTCCAATACATCGGCAATCCTTTCAAGTAACGGTAACGATGTATTTCCATTTGACGCACGACTTAATGTCACCTCTGAAACACCTATTTTTTCTGCAAGTTCCTTTTGTGTGGTATTGCGCATTTGGCACACCTCTTTAATCCTTAGCTTCATATACATTTAATGTTAATTGTTATCATAGCGCAAATATAGAATAAAATATCATTTTAAGATAATGCAAAACGTTAAATTTACATTTAAAGATAATTTTCTTCTCTTTATATTTGGTGCAAATTATCTTTTGATGTATATTTGTGCCATAAAATTAAAGTTAAACGATAATTATAAAGATATGGCACGTTACGATTTAAGCAAGATAATGAAGAGAGCTTGGGCACTATTCACGAACGCTCATGCAAAGTACCCGACATTTGCCGATGCACTCCGTAAATCTTGGAAAACAGCAAAATGGGAAAAGTCTATAGCAGAAAAATGCAAAGCAATCGAAGAGGAAGAAAAAGTACGTGAAGAAAAGGCACGTGAGAAAAGAGAGCAGGCCGCTATTAGTTCGGTTCTTTTTCGTGCACAAATCGAAGCCGACCGGATCAGAAGAGAAGCGGAAGCCAAAGCGGAACGCATGAAAGCCGAGATAGCAGCACGCAAAGAGGGCATCTCTTACAACGAGTATCAAAACCGTATTAGTCGTGCAATGGGCTACGGGTGTGGCTCGTATTGCGGTGACTAATTAAGTCATTCATAATCATTGATTTGTTTTCATGGAAGTACTGGTTTGTGAAAATAGGTGCTTCTCTTTCACTGAATTATTAACCGGATGGGGTAACGCAAAGTTACGTCACAATAAAATATACACTATGACAGAGACAAAGGTTTACAAGCTCCACGAGAGCAAGCAAGTAGAGGATATCACTACCTTGCTAAAGATAGAAGGAATAAAGCATAAGGTATTCGAATACGAAGAGTACACAGCAATAGAAGTGACTGGCACACCATTAGAGCTAATAAGAGCCTCAACGATATATCAACAGGTTACAACCATTAAATTATAACAAGATGGAGATATTGATAGTATTTGGATGCCTATACACTGGCTATAGGATATTCAGGAATAAGGGTGAACACTTCTTTGATATTTAATCAATTATGAACGCTACACTAATTATTTGTATCATCCTTCTTGCTTTCTGCATCTGGGATGAAATGTTTAACGATAACAACAGGAATCAATCAATATAATATAACTTTAAGAACAATGGAAACAATTAATTTACAAGATTTAATCACAGAGAAAAATGCAGAATTACAAGAGTTCATCAAAGAACAAATAAGAGTACATCAGCTTAGTAATTTATCAATAGATCAAAGAGAGTTAATGATAGACACTCCCACAATAAGTACAAAACAAATGATTGATGCTTATTATTCCACGATCCAGTATGTGACAGCTCGGCTGATTGAATTAGAAGGTAAGAATGAGGTATCGAATAAACGCCAGACTATTATCATGAAGAAGATAGCAAAGAAAGAAAAGGAATGTAAGAGGATAGAGAAGAAAGCCCGAAAGCAAGAAAAATATAGTCGGAAACTTACACAGGAATACAACAAAAAATATAATGCTAATATATCGTGATAATATTTAAGTCAGGGGACTTCGGTTCCGGCACATTAGTTGACGCCAATTAGCGGGAAAGGGTAGCTTTAGGGCTGCCCTTTCTTTATTCCCGGATTCATGGTAAGAAATATTTGGAAAGGTGAGAAAACGAGCGTTATTCGAGTAAAGCGATATAAGAAAACGTGAGAAAATCTCACATTATAGTACAAACATACTATTGCTTTTATGTTTTACGGCATATTTCGAGTAAGAAACGACTATAAAAAAGCGAAATAAGATAAAATGAGATAAAGAAAACAATAAAAACATGCTATATTTGCATCAGAAAAAAGAGCAAAGGAATGAAAATAAAGGAATTAACGATAGATGAAATGCTTAAATTAAAAGCTGTGGTACTATACGTCATAAATAAATGTGACGAAATAGACTATTTTCATTTGTTCAAAATACTGTATTTTGCGGATAGAGCTCATTATGCTAAATATGGAAGAAGAATCATTCAAGATACTTTCTGTGCATTGCCTAAAGGACCTGTTCCCTCTGTTTTATTTGATGCAATAAAGGTAGCAACCAAACAAGCTACTGCCGTTAATAATTCACCTCTATCAATTATTTCAAATGCCATTGAATCTCCAGATTCCGCATATTATTTTATACTGAGTGCAAAAGAATTACCAGATATGGAAGAATTATCGCAATCAGATATTGATTGCCTTGATACTTCTATAAAAGAAAATAAAAATGTTGATATAGATACTCTGTCTATAAAATCTCACGATGAAGCATGGAGAAATGCATGGGAAAAGCAAAAAGCATATCCTATGGATACAATTCTAATAGCAAAAGCAGGTGGAGCGAATGAAAGCATGATAGAATATATCAAAGAAAACGAAGAGATAAATAAACTTGCTTTTTAAAACATGGGAGCATCTATTGCTGATATTTTATCCAATAAAGCAAAATCACAACTTGTTTTACCCAATATAGATAAGGGAGAGATCTTTAAGATGAGATTAACCCCAAAAGAAGGAATAATTCCCAAAAACAAAGGTGATAACGACCGTGACAAATATTTCATTGTCGTAGGAAAAACAGCAAATAATGCTCTTATCGGTTTTGTTGTCATTAACAGCAATATCAATACCAATATTTCGAAAGAACTACAGGAACTGCACTATCCAATAACTGTCAGTGACTATCCTTTCTTGAAGAAGAATAGCCTTGTCTGCTGTGCTGAACTCAAAGAAATTACAGCCGATAACTTTATAGACAGATATGAAGGAGAAGGAAGATACGGGAAGTTAACCAATAATGATTTAGAACTCATTATTGGAGCTTTGAAATCATCCCCATTGGTTACTCCTAAACAATTAAAAAGATTTGGCTTATAATTTTTTCTATTTACCAAAAACTAATTAATAAAACTCTATCCCATGATAAACAAGAAAGATGCCTGCCAAGCATTGATTAATGGCAAAATTATTATTGCGTATTTCGGTAATAATGGTGATTATAAACACACTCATTTAGCAATACCCATTGAAGTTAGACTATTTGGCAATCAATTTTGTACTTATACATCACATGGCACTCATAAAAGAAAACTCACAGAAAGTAATATTATGGAGGCACTTGATAAGAAATTCGATTCTCTTAGAATTTGCCCGGTATGCATTTTAGATAAAAGACCTATTGATGAACCTATGCTACCAAGATTATAATAATAGACAGCTAGTATTATTTATGCTTCTGAATTTATATTATCAAGTCTCTAATTACAATTAGTTTAGGTTTTACTTCTTTCCTGAATTGACTACATTCCAATTATTCCTAAGCATAAATATTCCCTGTTATTTCGTTCATTTGTCACTTAACAAAAAGAAAAAAACATGGAAATAGATCCGATTATTAAGCAAGCCATTGAGATTGGTATTAAATTAGGTATTGAAGCATACAGGAATGAAAGGAATGCAAACCTCAAAAACAAAAAGATTCTTATCTGCAGGTCTGATGCAGAAAGATGTTTTGGTCGTGGAGTTATCAAAAATTTAGAGAAACGGAAACTAGTATTCCCTTATCAATTTGGTATTGAAACAATGGTAAACGAAGAAGGTGACGAAATTTCCGAACCTAGAGGACATATATACTACAAACTGCATGAAATTATGGAAGCTGTTGAGAGTGGAAACATTCTAAAGTGTCTTCAAAAAATACAGATGTAGATAAAATAGCCAAAAGCAATTTAATATAAAATTAACAAATTATGAAATTACAAGATTTATTGGAAAGCGATTTAAATATTTCCATAACGATTACGATCAAGGAGCTAAAAGAATTTGCAGATTATCTTCTCCAACAGTCAAAAGATGATATAGAACGTTTGATTTTAGAAACAAAGCAACCCAAAGAATACCTTACTCCCAATGAAACCGCAAAACTATTGCATGTCAACCGTAGCACATTATATCAGTGGAATAAAAATGGATATTTACGTGTAATAGAAGTTGGAGGAAAAAGGCTTTATAGACAATCTGATATTGATGCCATTTTAAATAGGAAATAATCAGAAAAGAGATGAAAAAGCAATTGTTGGAGATTGACTTATAACTTAATAATAATACTATGATAGGGATAGAAAGACGATTTTCAGACGACACTCGCCTGATTGATTTGACCGTAGGTGAACTAAAAACACTGATCGAAAGTTTGGTTCCAAAGACCCAAGTAATTGAAAATAAAAAGTATGTATATGGGTATAAGGGACTCGCTTCTCTATCAAACTGTTCTATTTGCGCTGCAAAGAATCTCAAACTGAGTGGTAAAATAGATAAGGCCATTATTCAAGAAGGAAGAAAAATAATAGTTGATGCACAATTAGTTTTTGAGCTTCTGCAAAAGACAAATAATGATAGGCGCTCAAGATAA